TCATTTGGGATTCGGGACATGGTGAAGGGTTTTGTGCAGGGAATATTATAAAGTATGCAATGAGATATGGTAAGAAAGGAGATAACCTTGGCGACCTTCTCAAAATTATGCATTACGCAATAATATTATATAGTAGATGTGTAGATGATTGGGAAGAAAGAGAGTGGGAACAGTAAGAGCAGCAAAACATGAAAAGTTATCAAATGATAACATAGCAAAAGTAGTTGGTTTACTAGGTGGCGACTCTCCGATAACCAAGAAAGAAGCCTGTGAGATTCTGAATATAAGGTATAACACGACCCGTCTTCAGAAAATCATAGATGACTATTCTGATATGGCGGAATACCGTGAAAGGCGAAAGTCACAGAATCGTGGTAAAGGGGCAACCCGTGATGAGATAAAAACTGTTATAGAGTGCTATCTTGAAGGAGATAATATTTCTGAGATAGCAAAAGGACTCTATCGTTCTAACTCATTTGTTAAAGCAATCATCGAAAGAGTAGGTGTTCCTAGGAAGTTATCAAAGGAAGAGCACTCCAAATGTTATAGACACAGATACGAGATGATTCCAGATGAATGTGTTAGAGAAGAGTTTGAAGAAGGTGAAAAAGTATGGTCTGTAAAAGACAATGCTATTGCTGAAATCAAACGAGAACAAACAGTTGAGTATATGAACTCAATGCCAGGCTACATAAAACCTCCTGTTAATTATGAGGAAAAGTATGGAAGTAAAGGATATGCAATATACGTTCTTACTCCAGTAGACCTGAGTAACTCTTATTTTCCATGGTTAGATGGGAATAGAGTAGGTTATCACTCCTTTTCTTTGGCTTACGATTTAGCAAGCTTAAAGCATTTGGAGCAATATGGAGTTAACATTACTTAATATAATTGGAGCAGCGTGGTTATCAACTTGGTTAATAATACAGTTTAGAATATTCATGCCCTCGATTTTGACACTCAATCGTTATACTGAAGGACATAATTCAGTAAAGTGGTGGCCAATTACATGGTTAATATTTGGAGTAGGAACTTTAATTACTGCTCCGTTACTCATAACAACAGTTCTTTGGGACGACCATAGAGATTTATTCGTAAGAACATATGTTATGAATTTGGTAGAAAAAGAATGAAAGAAATGATAATTAACGCACTCAGACTAAAATACAAAGGTATAATAGCTGAGGCGCAAGCAAACATACAGATATTTTTAGAAAACCCTGTAGGCACAGGAGACCACCCAGAAGTGCTTACAACAATCGATACTCAACTGCAAATAATTGCAGAGGCTCGAGATAAGTTATTAGAGGTAAATGAACTATGACCGAGGCAGTACATCATACGCCCCAACAATGTAGTGTAAAACTAACAGCCCTGTTAGATAAGCTACATAATATAGACACTAGAAATACACAAACTTTGCCACAGCTAGTTGATGATGCTAAAATGTTGGCATCGGAGTTAGCACGTGAAACAAAGTTTATTGATTCCTTACACAGTTCGTAAAGGAAAGCGAAAAGTAAAAGGAACAGTTGCATTTCTACGCAACCCCTATGAACGAATTATAGCACTCTATAAAAGTTCGTGGGGATACAGGTCTTTATCTGAATTTTTAGAACATGAAACAATTATCCCACAAGCAGAGCTTTATGCTGATGCAGACATAGTTACGCACTTAGATAATTGGAAAAATGCAATAGATACTTATAAGTTAAAACCTGAGGAAAATAACATAGATTTTAATAAGTTAGAGATATCAACGGAATACAAAAGATGGTATACACAAGAGATGATAGATGTAGTTGCTGACATAGTTCAGCCTGATTTAGAGACCTTTGGTTTTACCTTCTAAAAAATAGTAGTTGACATCGCCCTTATTCTTATGTATAATATAACAATAAATAGGATTTTAATGAGCGATAGATTTTATACACAAATGCTAGAAGCAACAGGTTGGTGCCCTGGATTTAAGCACACAACCACATTAGAAGAATATGAACAAAAATTTGGAAAAATAAATAGGAGAAGAAAAGTGGCTTGGACTGATGAAGCAAAACAGCAAGCGATTGAAATGTATACAGCAGAAGAACCGACTCCAGAAAATAGTATGGAAGTTGTCAAAGAGATTGCTGCCGAATTAGGCGAGAGCCCAAATGGTGTTAGAATGATTTTGACAAGGGCTGGTGTATATGTTAAGAAGACTCCTGCAGCTAGAAGCACTTCTAGTAATGGTAGTAGTGGAGGTGGCAGAGTATCTGTTGCTGACGCTCAGCAGTCTGTTAAAGATGCGATTGTAGATATGGGATTAGAACCTGATGAAGCAATCATTTCTAAACTAACAGGTAAAGCTGCTAACTATTTTGCAGAACTTCTAAACAAAGCTAACAGCTAGAAATCGCTAGAACAAATAACGCGAGGGCGACGCTATGTCCCCTTGCGTATTTTTGCATCTAAAGAAATCACCTCGTCAAAGACAACACCATTATTGGGTAACTTAAAATTAACTAACCCGACAAGGAATGAATGAAAAAAGACGAGTTTATTAGACAGGTTACCGAAGCAGGTGACGCTGTGATAACTTATCGTAGTCAGAACAGTCGTAGACTAAAGTATAACGTCTGTACTCTTGACTTTGATAATAAATACATACAAAGCAAAAGGAATCGCGCAAAACCTACACAAAGACAAGTTCTATTGTTCTGCTGGGATACAGATTCCTATAGACTCCTGCAGCCTGAAAATGTCACATCTATCGTTCCTCTCAACAAGATATTAAAAAATGATAGAATTACATGAGGCCCCACCTATTTACGAAAAAGAAATACACTATAATGAAGATAGACATGAAAAGATATTTCTTACAGTAAACACTTTTAGAGGTATAGAATACCTTTCACTCCGAAAATACTACCAAGACTTTGATGAAGAATGGAAACCTAGTAAGGAGGGTATAACTATGGCTATTGATTTTAATAATAGTAAGAGTTTGTTTGAAGGGCTAGTTGAAATCATATCTTTAGCAGAAGCAAAAGATGTTTTAGAAACTCACTTTAAGGATACTCTCGATGAGATATATCAATGATAGACCTGTTCATATTTATGGCGATAGTCATACTGCAGGGTATGAATCTGACCATGATTCCATATTGGGCAGGGACTGTTTTAAAGAAAAGAAAGATTTAATACTTCAGTTTGGTTTACATCAAGCCTTAGTTTACTGGAATCAAAAAATGAGTAGAGCTACAAAGATGCCTGTCTTTGACTTTGCTCAACGACAACTGCCCGAGTCTTGGGCAAGTTTATTTCAACCCAATGCCAGAATAGTAACCTGGCCCGCTTTGAGTAATGATTTTTTACACCTAACAATAAAGATGGATTATCTTCAAGGACGACTAAAGTCCTATGACCATGTGTATTTGCCTGTGCTCAGACCCACACGAATATTTAAGTTAACAAATGATGGCAGGTATGATTTTGCCAATGAAGATTTAGATGGTAATGCAGGAGATTACTCGGATAATCACTATGCTACTGTATGGGCGATGGAGATAAGTGCAGTCATGGACTTCCTAGACCAGAAAAGAATTTCGTATAGTTTTATACAAAACTTCGATATATTTGATAAAAAACCTAGTGAAGACATTCGTGTAATAAATTTAAATCCTGAATCTCCTTACACACAATTTTTTAAAGATGTATACAGAAAGGTATTAGTAAAGTCTCCCGAAAAGAATCTCTCTGATTTTGGTAGCAGACTTGGCTTTTGGCATACAGACAGAGAAGGACACTTCTTATTTAGTAAGTATCTAAAAAATAGTTCTTGACAAAATCTCAAAATCTTAGTATAATATACACATGAATATTTTTATACTTGACGAAGATTTAGATAAGTGCGCGGAGTATCATGTCGATAAGCATATCGTCAAGATGCCGCTGGAAGCGGGACAGATGCTATGCACAGTACATTGGACACAGAAATATGCAGGATACATACCAGACAGAAAACTTACATCAGATGAATGGGCAAAAGTCTCCATTCAGAAAAAGAATGAACCGAGGGATTTTCCATATCTCCCTACTATGTATAATCACCCTTGTACCATCTGGGCTAGGAGTTCCAAGTCAAACTACGACTGGCTCTACTGTTATGCCCTTGCATTGGGAGATGAATACACCTACCGATATGGAAAGGTGCATAAATCCGTTGAGATGGTCTTGGGCTTACCCGACATTGACCTCCCCGACATTGGGCTTACCCCATTTGCACAAGCAATGCCTGATGATTGCAAACGAGAGTGTGCAATCGAAGCCTACCGAGAGTTCTATCACAAAGACAAAGCCGTCTTCGCAGACTGGAAATATCGAGATAAACCTTATTGGTGGGACGAAACAAATGCAGACTACGAAAACAGGATAAGTAGATAAAAAATAGTTCTTGACAAATACTTAAAAACGTAGTAAAATATATAATATGAAAAATATAGAAGCGTATATCACAAAGTGTCGCATGGCTTACGAAAGAGGTCAACCACTTATTGCAGATGATGTTTACGATAGAATTGTAGAAGGTAGTACGCAAAAGTACAAAATCGGTGCAAAAGTAGACGGAGAACGCTTCCCCCACCCATACCCTATGAGGTCTCTCCAAAAAGTCTTTGCAGGAGAAGATGAAGCACCACCATGGAATCCAAAAGAATCAGTAGTATGCACTCCAAAACTGGACGGTGCAGCTGTGTCTTTACAATACTATGATGGTATCTTAGTTCAAGCATTGACAAGAGGAGATGGCAAAGAGGGGTTGGATATCACAGATAAGATGAAAACTATTGTGCCTCAAAGTATAGGCAATTTAGTATTTGATGGACTAAGACAAATAACTGGTGAGGTTGTTGCTCCAAAGACAATAGAAAACGCTAGGAATTACGCAGCGGGAGCACTCAATCTAAAAAGCGTAGAAGAATTTAAAAGTCGTGAGTTAACGTTTGTTGCTTACGGACTTCAACCCTATCTTGGAAGGTTTTGGATAGAAGACATGACCTTCTTGGATAATTGGTTCAATGTAATTACTAGAAGTGATTATAGTGAGTTCCCTCATGATGGAACGGTGTTCAGAATCGATAAGTATAAATATTTTGATGAACTTGGATTTACAGCACATCACCCAAGAGGAGCTTACGCCTTTAAAACAAGAGAGGCGGGAGTAGTTACTAAATTACTTGATGTGGAGTGGAATACTGGCAAGTCTGGTATTGTTGCTCCTGTAGGAATACTTGAACCAATTAACATTGGTGGTGCTACGGTTAGCCGTGCAACTTTACATAATTTTGGATTTATCCAAGAGTTAGGATTAGAAATAGGTTGTAGTGTAGAAGTTATCCGTAGTGGAGAGATTATCCCTAAAGTAGTGAGGAGAGTCTAATGTTATTATATACAGAAGAACAACTACATAAAGCCTACCGAGTCTATGTAGCTAAAGTGCCTGCTGGTCATGAAGCTATGGATATTGAAACCTTTAGAAGTGATTTAGAACAAGATGAAGAAACATTTGAAATTTTATTGGAGGAATATGACAGACTCAGCGAAGCAGAAAGAAATACCCACTAAGAAAGAGTTAGAGGGTTCAAATCGTTGGTACAAAAGTGCAACACCCAAACAAGATGTCAGCTGGTATATCAAGTGGGCGTCTTCGTTAACATTGCTAACAGCTATGGTACTTCGTGGTGCACAGGTCATGCCCTTTGTAGATTTATGCCTATCCTTCGCAGGTTGCGCGGGTTGGGTTGTAGTATCTGTTATGTGGAAAGATAGAGCATTGATTATGCTAAATACTGCGGCTTGCTTTATTTTAGGTATGGGTATTTTGCGTGTTACTCTCGGAGCTTAATATGTCCGTAGGAGTATACAATGAAACTTACTTTGCAAGACGACCTGAAGAAAGAGAAAGGGACGGAGTGCTTTATGGAGTAATCTTAGTAAACAAAAAGACTTATGAAAGAGAGTGTATCAAAGTAGGAATCGCTAGTGGTAAAGACTGGCGTCATGTAATTAAAAGAGCAAGAGGGTTTCAAGGATACGACCTTCGTATACAAAGAACATATCACGGTTCGTTATACGAAGTATTTTGTATAGAACAAATGCTACACAGAAAGTTTGAATGTGATAAGTTCAAACCTTCTCACAAGTTTGGGGGGCATACAGAGTGTTTCAAGATTGATAGTAAGATACTCGATGAGTTTAAGATTATCAAACAACAAACAGACCCCCGACATAATCAATGGTAGCGAAAGCAATAAATGTATTATCATGAGCGAAACCATAACAACAGACAAGGATTCATTTCTTGCTCATAGAAGAAAACAAGAAGAACTACATTGGCGAAGAAAAGGTAATGTAAGCGGAATACTAGATTCCATATTGACAGTAGAAGTAAACACTACTGAATTATGTAATAGAAGTTGTGTATTCTGCCCTAGACATAACCCAGAGGTTTTTCCTAATAGAAACCTACACATGACAGTAAAGGGTGCTAATACAATAGCAGAACATTTAGGAGAAGCCCAGTACAATGGAAAAATATCTTTTAGTGGATTTGGTGAAAACTTACTGAATCCTAACTTTGTAGAGATAGTAAGAGAGTTTAGATTCTACCTTCCAACTGCAACTCTGGAGTGTAATACAAACGGAGACAGATTAACAAAGGACTATATTACAAAGTTATTTAAGGCAGGATTAGACTTACTGTATGTTAACTTATATGATGGAGCAGAGCAAGCAGAACATTTTGATAAGTTATTTGCAGAAACAAGAACTAACCAGTATAGATATAGAGTTCATTGGGCAACAGCTGACCACGGACTTATACTTAATAATAGGAGTGGAGTAATTGACTGGATTGGAGTCGAAGAAGGAGATGTCAAGGCGTTACAAGGTAAGCCGTGTCATTACCCTTTTTATAAAATGTTTGTTGATTGGAATGGTGATGTTCTATTCTGTTCCAACGACTGGGGAAGAGAGCATGTCGTTGGGAATCTATTACAATCTTCAGTAATGGACGTTTGGTTTAGTAAGCCAATGAATAAAATTAGAAGAAAGTTAATAAAAGGAGATAGAACAATGTCTCCTTGTAATAAATGTAGTGTAGATGGTTCACTATTTGGAAAACCATCATTTGATTTAATAAAAGAAGCATTATGAAGAAAGCAGTTATAACAGGAAGCACTAAACTAGCAAAGAGTATAATTTTTGCTGATAGTGATATTATGGTCGACTCTGTGCGAGTAGAAACTCCTATTGAGTGGCATAAGTACGATATATTTATAAACTGTGCTCATGTAGATTTTGAGCAAATAAAATTACTAGAAACAGCAGTAAAAGAACGAGGACGAGACGAAAACTTTACAATAGTAAATATATCATCAAGGGCAGCGAGACCTAATATCTCGCCAGGTAAGTTATACGCCTCTCAAAAAGCGGCACTCAATCATTTAGCAGATAACTATAAGTTTAATTCTGACATAAGATGTAATATACAAACGATTAACTTTGGGTTACTAAACCATGAGTATGTAAGTAGTATTTCTTATGAAGACGCCGCAAAGTGGGTACATCACATAATAAAAAACCCAGAGATAACAGATATAACATTACAACACCCTGAGAATTACAATCAAGTCCAAGCGGACAAAGAACTAATGAAAGACATAGAGAGGTTATTACATTGAAACAAGAGAAATATCCTTCACATTTATTTGTGGAGTCAAACGAGCCCCAACCACACAAAGGTTGGTTTTGGTGTAGCGAAAGAAAGAAATACTATCGCTATACGGACTGGTTATTAGATGATACTAAGAAAGAACGGGTATAGTTGGGTTGGAGTACAACGAAACTTTTTTACACAACAAGAATGTGAAGAAGTTATAGACTTATGCCAGGACTCTTTTAAACTGGACGCTTTTTCTCACATTATAGGAGATAGAAGTTTACATATTAAAAGATTTAGTAAAGATTTACAAGAAATAAGATTTAAAGAAAGATTGCTAGACCTTACTAATGAGTATAATAAAAAGACTTATCAGTTTGATTTAATAGATGAGTTTACATACTTTGTAAATAAGTATGAGAATGACTTAGAAGTAAGCTGGCATAAAGATGAAAACGAAACACTACAGCGTATATTTGATAAAGAGCCCGCGAATAGGGTATCAGTAAGTATAGGATTAAATACTGAGTACGAAGGTGGTGAGTTCGAATTAGAAAGCTGGGGAGGCAGAACAGTTAGAATAGATAGAGGTACAGCTGTCATATTTTGTGGACACGAACTTCACAAAGCACACCCTGTACACAAAGGAGTGAGATATAGTTTAACAGCATGGAGAAAAGGGAACAGATAGTAGCAGGATTCAGTCATGGATTTCACAATGCGGCTTGGGCAAAAGTACAAGGCGATAGAATACTTTTTGCACAAGA